GGTGACGTCGCCGCCCGGGCTGGTGTTCAGCTCGTCGGTGAGGTAGCCAGACTCTTGACGCTTGCGGTAGGCCCACTGGTTGGCGGCGGACACGCATTTAGTGATGAACGCGGTGTCGTTTGCAGTGGCGACCGCAATGCCTAGCCATTCGGTCACGTTGGCGTTAGTGACCCATGTGCAAACAGGGTTCCACTCGACAAGGCCGTACGGATCGACCGCGTACCAGGTGACGTCGGCCCCAGGGTTTTGATACATGACCTGGTTGGGCACCGGAGTGTCGTAATCAAACGTCCAGTTTCCCTCGTTGTCGACGCCCGTAAATTCGTACTGGGGGCAGTCAACCAGCAGGGTGCCAGAGTCGTTGAACGATGCCGCAACGCCCGAGATTTCAATTTCTTGGCCGGGTGTAGCGTCGATGTTTGTCAGTAGTTGGAGGACTGCGTAGTCATTCAGGCGCATGGCCCGAATGACGTACGCAATCTCCGACATGACGTGCTTTCCGCGTTACGGTCAGGCGACCGTGATCTTCTGCACCATGGTGTCGTCGGCGATGAATGTGGCGACGTACCCGTAGTAGCTGAACACCCGGCCCAACGTCCCCGGTGCCTCCACCGACATCAAGCCGCGCACCTGTTCGTAGAACTCCACTGCGGAGCCACGGGCGAGCACCATCGTTCCTGCCGCAAAGTTGCGGTCAACCACGAGGTTCAGGCCGAACGGGTTGAGGGTGTTCGTGCTGGTGATGGTCTGGGTGCCCATGCCGTTGACGCCCATGAGGCCCGCCGCCGCAGCGTACGGGAAAACAGGCCTTTTATCGGCGTCGAGCTGGCTTGAGAGCTTTCGCCACACGTCCACGCTGACAAACAGGTGGTCAGGCAGGAAGTTCGTGGCGGCCAGGATGGACTCGGCGACCTCGTACAGGGTGTTGATGAGGTCGGACGGGTCGGTGCCGTTGACCGTCCAGGTGACGCCGGATGCGACGCCCTGGGCGACGATCTGGTCGGCGCACTGGTTGTCGCTCTGCAGGAGATACTGGCCGGCGAGGTCGCGCAGGATGATTTCCATGGCGGCCGGGCTGGTGAAATCGACGTCCTGCACCGACAGGGTGACCTGACCGGCGAGCGTAGTCTTGCTGACGACGTTGGACGCGATGACCGGCGTGGTTGCCGACACCGGGTTCAGCTCGGGCGACTGCGACGCGACCGACGTGTGGGTCGTCCAGGTCGGACGAATAAACGTCTTGCTGTTGCCACCGTCCGGAAACGCCCGAGCGCCCACAGCTGCGACCACCGGGCGGATGTAGTTCAGATCCTGGAACACAGGGCCGAGCACGGGAACCGGGAGCAGGCCCGGGGTGTCAGTGGTGAGAACGTCGCCGGCTGCGGCCTGCAGGGCGGTCTGCTTGTCCTTGGCGGCCTCGACGAACGCCTCGTTGACCTTGCGGAACGTGTCGCCACCGATGTGGTACGCGGCGAGGTACTCACCTGCGGACGGCATGGCAAACTTGCGCTTCGGCTGGGCCGGCAGTGCCGGCGTGGGAATGGCAGCTGCCTCGACGACCTCTGCCTGTGCGGGTGTGGCTTCCACGATGGGTTCCTCCTCTGGAACTTCTGGGTTTGTGGGTTCGTCGGGATCTGTCACCGCTTGCGCGGCTACTTCGGTGATGGTAGCACCTGCGAACGCCGGGATGGGCACAAGTGACAATTCCATCCATTCGGCTTTCGTGACGATGATGCGACCCTGCTTGTCCTCGGTGAACTCAATCGGGTTGACCCCGACGGACACGTCCATGACGCCATCAGCTGCAAGCACCAGCGCCTCATCCCCAAGGGCGGTGCGGCTGATTTTCATCGATGCCAGCATGGCTTCGTCGGTGTCGACGCGCTCCGCCACGATGCCGACCGGCTTGGTGGAGTCGTGGTACATGAAAACGCGGGGTGCCTTGCCATCGACCGGCAGGCTGCCCGGCTTGAACATGACTTCCTGGCCGCCGCTGACGGTGGCGAACACGTTGTACGGCACGGCGATGGCGTCGATGCGGCGCTCGCCGTCTTCGCCTTTCTTGGCCTGCACTGTGACAGAATCTGAAGTAAAGCGAATCACGCCATTTCCTCCTGGGTGTTTTCCTCAACGTCGACCATTTCGCGTGAGGTGTTTGCATCGTCCATCTCGCCGAGGTACGCCTCGTAATCAAAGGCGACAAACGTCCCGTTCGGCAGGATGTTGTTTGCGCTGAGCGTGGCGGCGATGACCTCGGCGTAGCCCTTGGTGCCGTACAGCCACAGATCCCAGCGCGACTCGCGGCTGTTCGTGTATGCGTACGACCCGGTCGGTACGCCCAGCAGGTAGGGCGGAATGTTGCAGATTTGCGCCATTTGCAGGGCCGAAAACTGGGCCGACTCGATGAGCAGCATTTTGTCTGGGGTGGCCGTGGTTGGCTCGTACGTCAGGAACTCGTTGAGGGCGGCGGTCTGGTTGGATGACCGCGCCGCGTTGAACGCTGCCGACAGGTCGGCTAGTTCCTGGGCGCTGAGAGGTTCGCCACCGACCTGGCGCAGGATGCCCGACGGGATTGAAGAAGCGGCGTTGCGCAGCCGGGCGTCCTCGATGCGTAGGGCGGTGGCGATTGCTTGCTCGGAGCTGTAAATCAAGCCTTGGGTGGCGCCGATGAACTGCACGACGTTTGCGGGGTCAAGCATTTCGCCATTGAAGTACAGTTCGTTGCTGGGGGCGTACCAGACGGGGCCGGCCTGGTCGGGTGTGGTGATCGAGCCGGTTGGGAGACGGGTGAACGATGCGGGGTAGCCGTCCTGGGTGCGGCTGGTGATGTACCAGAACGCCCGCCCAAAGAAGAACAGGTCGTCAAACGTCCAGGACATGAGTGTCTCGTAGCTGATGGACGGATCGGGGCGGCGCAGCCAGGAACGCGGCGCTATGTACTCGTCCTCCATTTCGCGCTCAGTGTCGTTCCACCGTTCGCGGTACATTTTCAGCGGCATGGCGCTGATGACGTTTGCGTGAAGGTCGCGGGCGCGGCTGATTGCCGGCACCGTCATGGCACGGTTACGGGCCTCGCCCTCCTGGTAGGTGTAGTACTGCCCAATGAGGGACACGCCTGCGGCGTTGGGGTTGTACCCGCCGACAGCTGCGCGCACCGCCGGCTCGGCGGGGCTTATCTGCGCTTTCGTTTCTTTGCGTGTAAACAGTGCCATGTCTCGATGTGGTGGCCACCGCCCGACACGGGGCCGCCGCGGTCACCATACAGCACTAAGAAACTACAAGCATGGGTTTCTGTTTTGTTTGCGGACGGCTGACTAGGGCGATGGCCCAGACAGCTGTGCGGGCGACCTCGATTGGGCCGGGCGATTTCTGCGAGGACAGGACGTAGCCCTGCGCGGTCTTGACACCCACCGCGCGGTTCATGTGCTCGGACAGGGTGCGCGCCCCGGTGTGCACAACGCGGCCTTCCTGGATCATGCCGCGCACCAAGCTGGTGTACTTGATCAGCTCCCCGTAGCCGACGGTGCCGGCGCGGCGGGCAAGCTCGGGCGGCAGGTGGATCTCCAGGGTTGGGGTTACGGCCATGTTGACGGTGCGGTCGGCCATGACGCGGGCGACCTCGTCCCACATGGCTTCCTCGGAGTCGACTACGAATTCGACGTCAACCATGATCTGCCCGTCGACGACAGTGGCGCGGGTGCCGACATACCGGGCCTCGTCCACGGATGAGTCAATGGCGAGGACGCCGCCACCGGGCATCGGGCGGTCGGTGGTGCAGCTGTCCCACACGCCAGGGTCAAGCATCGCGCCCCGGGTCGTAATCCACTGGTTGAGGTGCGCCCGCAGAAACGACTCCTTCTTGGACGCGGCCCGCAGGGCAGCCAAGGTGACCGTGGTGCCCAGGGCGGGGTTGGCCCAACCCCACCAGCGTTCGTCCTTGGGGTCTGCCCCCATCGGCATCGACCACTCCGCAAAGTAGGTGTCAGTCAGGTTGCCGTTGTCAATGTCGGCCAGCGCCTGTTCCCGCATGTGGATCATGCTGTGGCTGGACATGTCGCCGGCTGTGGAAAAGCATGCCAGCAGCGGGTTGGGTCGGGCAATCATTGAGGGTCGCAGCGCCTCGTCCATGGTGGCGGGGCTGATGTTCCACAGCTCGTCCACCACAATCAGGTCATACGACCCGCCGTGCAACCTGCTCGACGCGGCCCGAATCTCCCACGTTGACCCGTCCGGCATGGTGACCTTCTTGCGGCCAATTTGCTGGATCTGTTTTCCGCCGAACCGCTCCACCAAAATCGGGGCCAGGGTGCTGAAGATTGCTTCGGCCCGGTCAAGCTGGTTGGCGGTGGACAGCACATGCTGGGGTCGGCCCAGCGTTGCGGCATGTTCAGTGATCCACCACCCAATCAGGCTGGTCAACAGAACGGACTTGCCCTGCTGACGGGCCGTAGAAACCAGTGCCTCTCGCCGGCGCAGCTCACCGCCCTCATGTTCGAGCATCCCGGTAACCGCATACACCTGCCAGGGCATAAGCGCCATCAGGTGCCGTTCAGCCCAAGACGCGACAACCGGCCCAAACGATTCTTCCCCAAATCGCGCCGCCTCCAGTCTGGGCTGTTCCCGGCCGATCCCGACTGCATCGAGCTGGTCGGAGCCGGTCATTGCTGATCCTGGCTGGTTCGCAACAAACACAGAGAATGG